AGCCGTTGGCGCGGGGAGACGAGCCCTACCGTTGGGTGAGGGAGCTACAGATTGCGCCTTGGGCCGTGTACGTGCTTAAGCTTGCCTAGATCAGCAATCATCAATAATGTCCGATAACAGGTAAACGGTCATGAGTCGGGACTATACCCCTAAACCGCGGTCCGCGTCACCAAAAAAATTTAGGGGGGTCGTCGATCGACCGGACAGAGCACGGGTCGAGCAGTGTTTATGCGGGGATCGTCCTCGATCACGAGGCGAGTCTGATCGATGGGGTTTTCCAATTTTGCACAGGGTTTCCACAGACCCCCCGCTCACAGTTTGCTGTGGGTCGGAATGGTCTCGGTGACCTTGTCGAACTTCGGCGCCGGGATCGATCCGCCGGCTGCGAGCATGTGATGGGTCGTCGCTTCGAAGTAGACCTCGGGGTCGTTTTTTTGCGGGGGTTCGGTGACTTTCATCGGTCGACGGATGAAAACTCGATCGAGACCATACACGATCGCGTCTGGCTCGCCGTTCGCGGGGAGTTTGACCTCGGCGACGAGGGTCCCGTCCTTCGTTTCGAGTCGCATCGTCTGCATTGACATGGGCGAATCTCAGTATAGCGGAAACAGCTCGGCGCGCGTAAGATGTCGCGATGGAAATTGCCTTAGGTCCCTTAGGTCACGGTCTCATCGCCATCGTCGACGAATTGTTCATGATGGTCACTTTGTTCACTTTGTGACAGGCTGCATATCAGAAAGCCCGACACGCAGCCTAGCCCCGCTCCAACGATTCTCGGAGATCTCCTCTCGACCGCGCGATTTGCGTCCCGACCCGCCCATGTTACTTCAAAAGCGGATCCCCGCTCCGACGAATCCAGTCCCGCCGACGACTCCCGCGGAGACGGCAAACGGCCCTTTTGAGTACGAAACCAGCCCGCCGAACACGTTCCGGCCGGCGTGCGTGTCGTACCCCGCGAGCGCCGCCGCGGTCCATCGTTGCACCCTGAGCGGTGCAGGGGGGTCGACCGGGACGTCGAGCCCGCCGACGACCTGCCCGTTTGGGCTCGAGGCGAGGACGCGTCGCGTCTGATCTGGCATCCGTACGAGGGATAGGTCAACGGTCACCGAAGGACAAGCTCGAGATCCTGGGGCGCCTGGGCTCGCGCTAGGGCCTAAATTCAGCGAGGTCCCGATCCCGGCCGCCACTGACGAGGTAGTCCGGCCGGGATCGCCGGCGCCCTGGGGGTACGGGTCGACGGTAACTTCCTCCAGTCGCTCGACTTTCGCGCCTTTTGGGAGCTCTTGAGCTGGTTTTAGCGGCCTGGATCCGGCCGGCGCCCCGGTTGCCAGTCCAGACGGAGCTCGTTCGAGCTCGAGGGATCCGTCTTTTTGCCGGACCGCGGCCGCGGGGGGTTCTGCTTTCGCTGGTTTCGGCCGATAGATCTCCCAAGCGGCGAGGAACCCGAGCCCGACGAGCGCGATCGCGAGGATCGCGAGGATGTGATTTTTCATTCCGTGACGTCCTTTCGCGCGTCTGGATCCGGCGCGTCGTTATGCAATTTTTGGCCGAGAAGCTTCGAGCCCGTCACGGCGCCGGCGAGAATGCCGAGTCCCATATTCCAATCGCCGGTGATCCCGACGCCGGTTTTCACGAGCCCGACGACGAGTTGTGCTCCCAGGTAGACGACGCCCGCCACGATCACGAGCGCGAACGCCGCGTTTCGGAGCGAAGCGGTCGCATCAGTTGAGTCGAGAAATTTTCTTAGATACGCGAACATCTGGATCCCCTCACGTATTCACCTACCACGGCGAACCCGAGGAGACGGGACGGGGGAGAACCTTACAGTTTGGAACGAAGTGAGGCGAGTTCCGTCGCGATCGTTGTCTTGACCGAGGCGACCTCCGCCGTGATGTGAGCTTTGATCGAGCTGTAGTCCGCGAGGACATACTTCCCGTAGATGGTCCCGGCGATCAGTCCACCGACTGCGCCGATCACGATCCCTTGAAACATGAGTATTTTCTCCCTTCCCCTAGACTTGTACGTCGCCGAAGACGCCGATCGCCTCGACGGGTTTCTGTTCCGCGCTCGCGACGGTCGACGTGTCGACGTCGGCGAGGGCGATTGCTTTCGAGAGCCCTTGCACGAACGAAAAAAAACGAGCCCATCCGGTGAGCCCGCCATTGACGCGGCGCCGAACCGTCTCCCACTTGCCGAGAGCGGCGAGCGCCGGGATGTGATGGTCGCGAAAATAGATCGCGAGGATCCGCGCGGCGATTCCAGGATCGAGGGCGAGCTCGGGATCCGCACAAAGGTCGACGCCGATCGCGCGGCCGTAATTGTGATAGTTCGCCCGACCCGTGATCTGGATGTACCCGCGGCCGCGGAACAGGGGACCGTCGCCGGCGTTGCAGTTCCCGAGACGCTTCGCTTCGTCCGCGTTCGTCTCGTACATCTTCGTGAAGTAAGCCGGCCCGCCGCGCTCTTTGATCGGAGCGAAGCATCCCGTCTCGACTCCGACCGTCGCGATCGCGGCGATCTGAGTCGGGGAGTCGGCGATCGATTGCTTCTCGAGAGCGGCGAAAATGAGCGGCCAGTTTACACGGACGCTTTCGGCGCGACCGAAAGGTCCGAGGACTGAGCAGATCGTTTCTATTTGAATCGACTCGTTCATTTGAATAGAAAACGCTTCACGCCCTCGAGCGCGATTGCGGTGAAGATTCCCGCGGCGCCGGCGATCAGTCCCGCCTTGACTTCCATCCGAATCAGCCGCGCAGTAAGTTCGTCCTTCGCCTTCAAGAGTGCTCGAGCTCGATTGCCGACTTCGTTGAGGTCCGTTCGGACCTTCCCGAGATCGGCTTTTGCGACGGCGACTTTTTCGAGAGCGTCGTCGAGCTTTTTTTCTTGACGCTTCACCGTCTCCAAAAGGAAGAGACGCTCCTCTCGATACTCGCCCGTCGACTCGAACTCGAGGACTCGATCCATGACGTCATTCCACGATCACCGATCGAAGACGGCCCGTCGACAGTACGAAAGTTACGCCGAAAGTAGAGCGACGACGAACGGGTTCGTTGTAGAGAATCCGGTCGCGACCGTCCCGCCGACGTTCGGGATCGTGTTTCCCGCGCCATGCGTAAAGAGCATGCAAAGCGCGAGATTGGTCGTACTGGATCCCCAGGGGACGACGCCGGCATTGTAGCCGCCGCCGTCCGTGTCGAGATAGATATAGACGTACCAGTCATGCTCCTTATCGATCGTGACCGTGATCGCGTCCGAGTCGAGATAGAACGGATTGGTCGCGCTCGCCCCGCTGAAAGTCGCGACGTACGAGGAGTTCCCTCCGGCCCAAGTGATCGCCGTCTTCGATACGACGGTTGTGCTCCCCCGGTTCGTTGAAATGATGAACCCCTGAAGATGCATACCGGCGCCGCCGATCACGCATATTCGAGCCTGCACTTTCGAAACCGGGTTGATGACTTGTTCGCCGAGAATAGCCGTTATCAGCGTGTAGTTGTTCCAACCCGCCCCGCCCGAACCCGTGCCGCGTACGCCAACCGTGATGAGAGTCCCGGCCGGGAGTCCGCCCCCGCCAGCCGCCGCCGCGACCGCGCCGTCCGTGTAAGCGGTCGTTGCAATCTTCGTCGAGTTGTCGAGCGCCGTCTGAGTTGGAGCGGTCGGGTTGCCAGTGAGCGCCGGCGACGCAAGCGTCGCTTTCGCGGCGAGGTCGGTCGTGAGACTCGTGATATCACTTTCTCCCAGGACGACCGCGCCCGTTCTTCCCGCGACGCTCGTCACCGCGCCGCCCGCCGGTTTGTTCTTCCACTTCGTCGACGACGTCTCGTATGTGAGCACGTCATTGTTCGCCGGCGAGCTGATTGAAACGTCCGTGTCGCCCGCGAGTGTCGAGGATCCGCCGCCGATCCCTCCGATGCCCGCGGCGACCGCGCCGTCCGTGTAAGCGGTCGTCGCGATTCTCGTCGAGTTATCGTGCGCCGTCTGAGTCGGAGCGGTCGGGTTGCCAGTGAGCGCCGGCGACGCGAGCGGAGCGAGGAGAGCTTCCGCGGCCTCGGCCCGCGATACTTCCGCGGAGAGTGCGGATGCGGTCGCTTTCGCGGCGAGGTCGGTCGTGAGACTCGTGATATCACTTTCTCCCAGGACGACCGCGCCCGTTCTTCCCGCGACGCTCGTCACCGCTCCTAAGCCGATCGCGGTCCATGCCGACGCCGAACTCTTCCAGTAATAAAGCAACGAGTCGGCGAGGTTGACGACGATCATCCCGGACGCCGCGGGATAGAACTCCCACAGTCCCCCAGGGGTCGCGGGGTTGTCGGTCGTCCAGATCGCGAGCGCGTTGTCGTGTCCCGTCCAGGCGCCCGTCCCGGATGCCTTGACGATGTACGCGTCGCCATTTGCCGGCGAGCCTGGGGGAGCGGAGGTCGTGAGGTTGATGACCGCGGCCGAGAGAAGCGCGTCGATCGCGCGAAGAAACGCGCGGAAGGTAACGTCGAAATTGTCGCCCGTGAGCGCGTTGATCAGTAACCCGCGGCGAGGACCTGTCGATGTACTCATGATTGTTGACCTCCGAAAATGCGCCCAAAGTCGAGACCGAAGCCGGTCATCTCGAACGTGACTTGTTGCGCCTGATAGGAATCGAGCGAGTTCGCGTTCGAGTAGAAAGCGAGCGTGACCGATCCGACTCCGCCGTCCGACACGCGATCCGCCGCGTGATAAGTGAAGGTTTCGACCGCGATCGCGCTCACCGTGCGAATGTAAGTTCCGCCGATCGAGATCGCGACCTTGTAAGTCGTCCCCGCCTCGGCCGCAACGTCGCCGGCATCTTGCTTAGTAAGTACGCCGGCCGCGGTTTGCGTGATCCGGTTGCGCGCGCGCCATGTGAACGTGACGTCGCCGAGCGTCGTCGAGAAGCGGACGCCATAGGACTGCCCCGCGAATAGCAAGTTTCCAGGGGGATACGGTCGCGCGTACCTCGAGCGCGTCGTGAGCGTGATATAAGTCGCGCTCGAGAGCGGATACTCGCCCGAACTGTTGATCGGTAGGAGCTTCGCCTGGACAGTGAGATCGGCCGGATACGCGGCGAGCTGAGTCTCGCCGGAGCCTTGCGAGAAAAACCAGACCTTCGCGCCGCTCGCGTGATCGGCCGGGACCGTGTCGAAGACGCCGCGAAGGATCCCGGAGATCGTGATCGTCCCGTCGAGGTTGACCGTGAACGATTCCCAGGACATCCACTCCTCATCGATCAGCAAGAGATTTTTCCCGAGGAAGAGTCCGCCGGCGTCGGTTGCGATCAGCGTGTTCAGATCGGCGCCGTTGACCTGTAGCGTGAAGCCGGTCGAGTCGTTCGCCGGCGTCGCCGCGGGATACGCCCCGGAGAGTAACCCGACCGGAGCGAACGCCGCGATCGTGTTCGTGAGAGTGTCCGACCCGCTCACGTCCTGATAGACATCGTCGCTTGTCGAGGTCGTATCCGCGCGCGCCGCCATTGCGAGGACGAAAATCCCGAGCGACTCGAATGCATAGGGGACTTCCTCGAGTTTCTGAAACAAGGGAGCGAGCGGAGCCGAGGTCGGGTTCACCCATCCGGACGGGGGCGGAGGATCGAACGCGGTGAGGTTCAATCCAAACACGTCCTCGATCGCGTCGATCGTGATCTTCCCGTCGATCACTTCCCCGTAACTGATCTTTGCGATCCGGAAAACCTGATTCGAGATCCCGAGCGGGACCCAGGTGAATTTGAAAACTCCGCCCTGTCTCCAGTTCCATCCCTTGCGGTTGATCGTGATCGTGAGCTTCCCGAGAGGATAGGCGATCGCGCGGAGGACTCGCATCGCGACGAGCATCGCCGTCGTCGCGTTCGAAAGCGAGTTATATTCGACCGTTTGTGTCCGCACTTCGCCGGTGATCGCGATGTTTCCCGGATCCTGGACTTGGACCGACCGAGTATTGAAGTCCTGAGTCTTGTCGAGGTACTTCACGATGATTTGGTTATACGTTTGCGTCCAGGACGCGCGAGAGAAGTCCGGCGTTGCCTGGACGTCATCGACCGTGATCTCGGGGATCGTCGAGGGATCGTAATCGGCGCGCGCGAGCTTGAGTGTGAACAGGTTCGTCGTCGGGTCGACGTAGAGCACTCCATCAACGTGACGGAGGACGTCATTGATCAGGTTATCGGCCGTCGCCTGCTGATCGATCATCAGCGAGACCCCGAGCCCTTCGGTTTTGAGCGTCGTCGCGGCCGTGCGGAACGAGTCGTCGTCCATTCTCGAGGTCGGGATCCCTAATCCCGAATCGACATCGGTGAGCACGAGATAGATAAAAAGCGCGGCGTTGCAATCGCCGTTCAGGTTCGAGAAGCTCGAACCCATGCCGAGCGGGTCCGGGAACTTGCTCACGACGAAGTCGATCGGCTTGATGTAATTCGACGTGCCCATGTAGAACGCCTGGAGCACGGCGTAACAGAGCCCTTTGTAACTCGGCGCGACGCGCGTCGCGAGCGTCGTCACCGTCCAGCGATCCCCAGGGGAAAAAGGGATCGAGCCCGTCGTGATCGTGAAGTTGATTTTCGAGGATCCGAACGAGTAATCCGCGTACGCCGTCCCGATCGGACCCGAGACGGATCCGACGACTGAGAACTGCGCCGCGAGATAGTACGGCTTCGTCGAGTCGGCCGTGTAGACGGTCCCGAGCGACGTGATCGTGATCGTCTCCGCGATCGAGTTCGGTCCGGGAGCAAGAAACGAGAGCCCGCCGTTTCCGACTCCGGAGTACGGGACGAGACTGCCCGCGGTCCCCGCCGCGGTTTGCTTCGCCGAGAGGTACGCGTTCGGCCCCTGGGTTTTCGTCCCCTTGTAAAGCATGATCGTCCCGGCGAGCCCGCCCTCGGACGTGTCGCCGCCGAACAGTTTCGGAGAGTTCACGTCGACCTCGATCACGTCGGGTCCGACGCTGGCGCCGTACGGGACGATCTTATTGTTCGATTCCATCCCGACGAGCGCATCGATCGGACCTTGACAGAGGGCATACTGGCAGCCGATCGAATAGCGGTAACCCGTGGTCTCGGTCGTCGACGAGAAGAGCCCGGACTTAACCTTCACTTTGATCGGCGCGACTTGAAGATCTCCCCACCAAACGACATCCCCGCCGGAGATCTTGACGGTCCCTCCGATGATCGGGACGGCGCGTCCTTCGTCGGCGGTCGGGAAAGTGAAGTCTCCGAGCGCCGAGGGCGCCGGAGGTTGGGTTTTCGGAGCGAGGAGAATCGAGGCGACAACGGTCGCGGCGAGAGCGACGACCAGCATGAGCAGAATGAACATTTCAGTTAATGCTCCCCGAGAACGGGTTGATCGACGGGATCAGATCGAACCCCATAAAATTCTGGACGTTGTTAAACGACGCGCATGCGGCGTACGTGTGCTGGCATCCGCTCACCGCAGAACATTCGTCGCCCGCCTCGAGACTCGCGATCCCCGAGAGCAAGGTGATCACGTCGCCCGTGTGATCGATGATCATCCGGACGTCGTCGCCTCGCGTGAAGTACCCGCCGCGGAGTGAATGCGTCATGCCGGCGAACGCCGGGACAGTGACGATCGTCCCGGTCTCGTCGACCGCGGACACTGTTCCCGGTTGCGTGTAGAGCGCGAGATTGACCCCACAGCCTGAATCGCCGAACATGTGCGAGCATCCCGACTGATAGAGCTTTTTCGGGACCTGTCTCTGCAACAAGTAAGCATCCGAGTTACACGTGAACTCGCACTCGTCCGTAAACTTCGCGCTCGCGACCTCGCCAGAAAAAAGAGTGACGACCTCGGAGTCCCCGAAGTGTCCGCCGTAGATCGTGAGGGTCATCGGCGACGGAGGGAGATACGGGACAAAAAGCGCGGCGAGCGGATGCGAGACGGGAAGCGTGACCTTGATCTGTCCCGAGATGACCTCGGCCGTGTGCTCGAGTTCGGTCCTCGTGATCGTCGTCGGGACGTACGTTTCGCCGAGGTAAGTGATCGGCAGATCCGAGCTCGTCAATCGAAACGCTTCTCCCTCGGTTTCGAAGAGATAGATCTCCCAGGGGAGAGCGCCCGAACCCGCTTTTTCGCTCGCATCGAAACTCATTAGGGGACCTCACGGGGGACTTCGAGAATTGGCAAAGTCGTTTCGGCGAGATCCGCGTTCATCCACTCGATCTCGGCGTCGTCGCTCGCGAGGCGCGCGAACGTGAGAAACGAGATCATCGTCGCATACTTCACGAAAGCTTTCCCGGTCCCCAAGTCGAGCGTGAGCGTCTCGGTCCCGTCCAGGTTGTCGATCGCGGCCGTGATCTTTCGATAGACGTTCCCTGATCCGTCCTCCGGAATGAACGCGACATATTGCCGCGCCTTGCTCGGGAAGAAAAAGCGCGTGTAAAACTCGCTCTGGATCCGGATCGAGGAATCCGTCCCGCCGACATCGTTCGCGAGGACGAGGTCCTGATCAAAGGTCGGGATCCAAAAGGGATTAAGTTGACCGAACCGCGCGAGCAGAAACGCGCGGAACTTTGTCACGGCCGCGTGACTCTCGAGATACCACGGAAAATCTTGCGCGACGACGGCCGAACCCCCGCGATCGACGACGCTGATCGGCCCGATCTTCGGATCGAGCGTAACGATCGAGCGGCCGTACTCACGCTTGAGATCCGTCGCCCAATTCGGCATCGCCTCGAGAACGTCGAACCCCTTGTATTGAGTGAGCGTCGCCACCGGCGCCGGCGCCGGTTGCTGTGCTTCGCCGGCGAACTCGAGATCGATCTGATCGGCGCCAGAGAACAGGCGATCGACCTCGACCTTGTTCGCGAGCCGACAAAGGAAGACGGGAAGAACTTGCGTCGCCGCGTTCGCCGTCCAAGCGAATTGCGTCGGCGAGGCGACCTCGATCGAGTCCGCGTTCACGGCCGTAATCGTGAGCGCCTCGAACGTGAACTCGTCGACCCAGATCACCGCGAGCCCGTCGACGGCGAATAGTCGATCGGTCGTATCGCAAGGGACGACAAAGCTCCCCTCCGCGATGTCGGAGGTCAACGCGGACGAGTCCGGCCACCAGGGGACGCCGTAAGGTTGGTTTTGCCATCCCCAGACGAGCGACTCCATGCCGGCCGCGTTGCGAGCGGTGAGCGCGAGCGCTCGATACTTGAGCCCGCGGCGCGCGATCTGTCGAAGTCCGCGGCGTTGCTCATTGTCCGAATAGGCGACGAGGACGTTCGTCAAAAACGAGATCGTTTCCTTGATCCCGTTCCCCCACTCCGGCGCGACCGAAAAAAGTGTGATCCTCGATCCGGAGATC